TTTAGAAAGTTCTTTAAGGTATTGCCATCTGGTTTGTAACTTAGTTGTGCCATTTATACTAGATTCTTGTCTATCGCTACTTTTAGCAAATTTTCTCTGATCTTTGGGCCAAGGCTTTCGATTAATTTGTCTGCTTCCTTGTCCGTTATCAAATCCTCTGGAAGGTATCTTAGATGTACTTTTTTTACGATCTGCCTTAGCTTCCGTCTTTCTGCTAGAGAAATGTTGAATAGCTGTCTGTTCTCCAGATTCACTACTTCGTCTGTTTTGTCTATACTCATACAAAAATTCCTTAAATAAATCCCAATCAAGATATACCATTGGACTAGAAAAGTCTCTTTTTAATACTAATAAATCAGCAGATCCTTTCCATTTATCTAATTGGGCAAAGCCTTCGCCATTTTTTCTAGCTTTAACTTCTATATTAGTTCCTTCAAATAGATCAGATACCTGAACATCATGAGGGAACGCAGCAATAGCACCAGATAAAGGTTGTCGTCTAGCATTAAACCCTTCAGCTTGGAAGAGTTTTACTATTTCGTTCTCTACTCTAGTACCCTTTCTTTTTGCTTTGCTTGACAACTTTCATTCCTTTTTTCTTTGCTGTTTCTTTTGCTTTTTTCTTTCCAGCAGCAGTATATGGAAATTTCATTTTACCAACTTTAGGCATTTTGTACCTCACTTTCTGTATTTACTTTAGACTTTAAAACTTGACTACGCAATATTATTCTATCTTCATAGGCTTTATCTAGTTTATTCATTAATACTTTATTTATTTCTTTAATATCTTTTACTTCTTCTTGAAGTAGCTTCATGTCAGTCGTCAAATCATCTATAGTCATAGTTTTCATTCCTTATTGTTATAAAATTTTTTAGGGTAAACTACAACTATATTAGAAATATAATATTATTTCAATTCACTTAACAGTTCCAAGCTCTTAAAGATTTAGACAATCTATCTTTTCCAGTATTATTGCTTGGTTTTTGTCTTTTTCTCATTCCCTTCATTCTTGCACAGAATGATTTTCTTCTTTTGCTCCCTTTCTTCTTGGTAGGAGCTTTTAAATTGCCACCAGTAGCTCTGTTATAACTAGCTCTACCCTTGGCATTTAATCCACCTTTAGGATTCTTTCCTTCTTTTCTTTGCCAGGCTGGAGTAGACACTACTTTTTTTTCTTTTTAGGAAATCCAGCTTTCATATTGGCATAAGATTTAGCTGACACCGTACTTTTAGACTTAGGTCTAGATGTACCAGCTTTCTTTCTAGCATTTATATTTGCATATAATCCTCTTTTAGCCATATTCTATCCTTCTATTTGCCTTGCAAGGCTATGAGAGAAACCCTCTCTTGGTTTATGTCTTAAGACTATTTACCTTAAATCCTAGAAATATATTTGTCTACGCACATTTGATTTACTTTTTTTAACTTTGTTGTGTGTATGACATATATCACTACTACACACTTGTAGTTTTTAACCCCCACCCTCTCGTTCTAGCTAAGATCGATACTAACCTTTATATCTCCGACTACTTGGTGATTAACTCTGTCTGGTGTACGTAACCCAACTCTATCTAGTATATCCTTACTAGCTTCTAACTGTACATACTCTGATTTAGCGCCATTACTAAGGGCAACTAACTTATTACTTGCTGTTACTGCACCTAAACCTATCGTTCTTGACACACATTCCATCATGTACTTCTGTACTTTTGGAAGTCGTAGTGTACGAGAAGCACTTACTCTCGCACTCTCTCTACTTATTTTTGTTGAGTAACCAGCCTTTTCTGCTGCATCTACAATACTACAGCCTGTTGATACGATGGTATCGACAAGTGCCTTTTGTTTATCTGTTAATTCAGTATTATCCGTCATCTCGCTATCGGTGGATAATAGTAATCATTGTAAAAATCATGTCAAGCATAATCAACATGGTGTGACTATTGGAGCTTGTTCCAGCCCTCGCTAAAGTCGAGCCAAGGTCTCGCCCCTACGGGCTTCGGTCTGGGCTATGTGTGAGAGGTGTATAGGGGATAAAAGATGAATAAAGTGGATAGAGGTAAGAATGAGTATAATAATAATAATAATGTTAATATGGATATTAGTAATAGTAAGAGGAATAAAGAAATCTCTTATGTCTAATAAACATGATAATGATTAAGATAAACTAGTCAACCCACAAGGGGTGCAGCATAGCTGCCTTTACCCCCCCTTATTCGTAAGATTTGGGGAAAGGGATAAAGTGACAAGTATATCTAAATCACTACCTTGCCTTGCAAGACTGTGAGAAAAGCTCACTATCAAATAGTAACACAAAGGAGTTACACATGACTATATATCAAAATACAATACAAGCACTACAACTTACTTACGATCATCAGATCGATTGTGAAGTTATGGATATCAACAAAGCTGGTGAAAGCTATGATGTTGGTTTACTTGATTTTTCAATCACTATGAATAGTACAATCGGCAAAATGGCTGACAGATTACAGATTGTAGAGAAAATGCTTACAGCAACTACCAATAGGATTAACTACTTCAAATCTAAAAAAGGTAATTCTTCTGCATTAACTTCATTACAACTTAAATCTTCATTTCAAGAGATTGACGCTGTTCAACTAGCTCAGTTAGAAAAACAACTAACTGCTAGACAATTTCAGTTTGATATACTGTATGACAGACTAAAAGCACATCTTGATTACTTTCAAGAAAAGACTGGCGATGTATGGCAACCATATCAAGCTAAGAATCCTGTGAGATTTGACAATATGTCAGATGACAAAAGAAAAGCTATACATGACAAAGAATTAGCTAAAACAAAACAATGGTATAATGAAAACCATGGTAAACTAGAAAGACCTTTAGATAATGAAGATGGTACTATATCTTCAGAATTAATCCCAGCTTACGCATAGTTGGGATTTTATAAATTTTCGCGAGCCTTCGGCTCGCGTTTCCTTTGTTAAGAAAGGTGGTGATTCGTATGACTACAAGTCGGTTATAGACGTAGAATGCATGTTTATTGATATCCAATAAACTTAACCAGAATGGGAAAAAGGTCTGGTGACTACAATGTAACCGAGTAGGAAAAATGATAGAGACAATACTAGCTAACTTGTAAGTGGATAACCTAGTGTCTAACAGTATAACTTACAAAGCCAGGTAATAAATTAACCGAAAACAACGGAGAATAATATATGATTAGAACTACATTTAAATCAGGTATGTGGATTGGTAGCACATTACTGAACAGTAAAGTATACAAAGCTGCTAAACGTAAAGGTGTCTGGTATTATAGACTATTACTATCAGATGACTTTGCAAAAACTATGGGCGATATCTATGAATTAAATGTTATGGAACGCAAACTAAAAGGATTATCTAAATTAAAGAAAAGAGTATTTAATGTAGATGATAATGGCAATATATGGGATCCAGCTTCTGGTGAAATATTTGGCAATGTAAATACTTTTACACCAAAACCAGCTGCACCTAAAACAGAGCCGAAAGCTGATTTTGACTTTGATCAAACTGTATCAGAACTAATAGTTAAACATTATGAGTATGATACAGCTAATGAAATAGCTGGAGCTGTTGCTAAAGACTTAATGGAAAACTATAATTATGTAACCAGTATGGAAGAAGATGATCAAATTACTGACATGATTAATGAATATACAGATAGTTTAAGATAATGGGTATCTTAGACATAACCATATTATTAGTAGTAGGTATTACTATGATATACATACAAGCGAGGAAATAATGCCAAGAAAAAAAGCAATTTCAAATATGGATAACAATGAATTATTAGAATTAATAGATGATCAAATATATAAACATCTACCAATATCTAAATTAACCGAAATAATTAATAAAGCTATAAGTGAATTTGATCCTAAAAGTAATAAAACACTTCATGGTAGATTATTAGATCTTGATCTAAGAATAGAAGTATTCGAAGGTTATGGTAAACCAAAGAAAGGAAAAGCAGCATGAGTAAAATAGGTAACTGGGTATTAGAAATGACCGAAGCTGCAGCCGAACTTACTAGAGAAGAATTTATCAAAAAGTATGGTGAAGCTAATGCAGATGTATGGGATTCTAATAAACAAGAAAAACTAGAACATGAATTAATACCAAGTGTTAGTGATGTTCAAAAAGAATTAAACAAACAGGAGGACAAATGACTAAATATACTGGATTAGAACACTTTGAAAAAGTACAAGATCTTAATTCTAAAGTACAAGATGTTCATTATGCTTTTACTAAAAAGATATCAGATGTTGTTATACAACAAGGTGAAAGCATAGTTAAATTAGAAAACGCTATATTACAACTACAAGAAAGATTAAGTAAAGTAGAGTTCGAAGATGAACATGAAAGAAAATCTATTGGAGGAACAACAGATGACTGAAGAACAAATTACTGCTAGAAAAGTAGCAGATCTAAATGATCAATTACGCAAAGATATGTTTACTGGTAATATGCTTAAAAAACATAACCTTAAAAACAAATTAGTAATGACACCTGGCATTACAGGTTACAATTTAAAAGATAAAGAAAAAATATTTGCTTCTGTTAAATATTATGGAAACTTTACCAAAGACAATAATCCTTATGGAGAAAAAGATTTTGGTAGTTTTAATTTTAAAAAAGAAAAATTCTTTTGGAAAATAGATTATTATGACAATGACATAAAAATGCATAGTCCTGATAAAACTGATCCAAATAAAACAGTTAGAGTACTCACTATAATGAAAGCTAGTGAATACTAAAAACACTTACTAATAGATTCAAGTCGACAGTTAAAACATATTAGTAAGTTGGTGTACCCAACAACCTGAGAGGTGTGGTAATATAGTAATATATTAGACTACCTAGTGGAGAAGCAAGATAAGTGATCGTGGGCTTGTTTGAGGGTACACATTAGTGGTTACTTGGTACAGTTTAGAAGTTATACGCCAAAGTGCCACACAAAAAGAACATTCTACAGAACTCAAGTGAGCTAGCTACTCACAGGTAGTATACTGCCTACAAAGAAAGTATATAGTAGAATTAGGGGAATATATAATAAGCGTTAGAGCTTAACGTATTCCCCAGCGCTTTTCTTGACAAACCGAACTATATTCAGATATTAAAAGGTATGTCTAATAAAGAACTAGGTATATTCTTTGACACAGTTATACCACAATTTGTAGAACGTAGAAAAACCCTAGGTTTATCACAATCAAGGCTTGATGAAATGATTGGTTGTGCTAGAGGTTTAGTATCAAAATGGGAAGTAGGTATAAGAAAACCTAGTGGATTTCTATTCTGTTGTTGGGCCAATGCGTTAGAATGTCATATAAAAATCAAACCAAAAAAAACCGAATTAAAGTCGGAACACACTTCGACACATTAACGCCACATAACAAGATTATATATAAAGAAAAAAATCAACCTGATGGCTGTAGCTGTAAGGGTGATGATTTAGTATATGGCAATGGTACATATTGGTATTGTAGTAAATGTCATTTAAATCAATGGGGGAAACAATGATTGAAATACTAACATTCATAGATGAATTAAAAGAACTAAAACCAGTATGGGTAGGAGTCAATGAAGATGATACCGATACCCATGCAAAAATAAATCAACTAATAAAAAAATATGAAAGGATAGTTAATGATAATCAACAAAACCAGTCCTAGTTATTACCATAACAATAAACCAGAACTAACCGAATTAATAAGAGCTTGGGGTTTAGATTTTTGTGAAGGAAATGCTGTGAAGTATATTCGCAGACATAGGAAAAAAAATAAAGAACAAGATATACTAAAAGCAATTTGGTATTTAACAAACATACTGGAGAAAGAATATGGCAACAACTCTGCTGAAAGCATTAGGGAAGCAATTACAAAAATTGAACATCAAACTGCCCTCAAAACATCAAGACCATATAGATAGAAAACGTAGTCTACAAAATTTTGTTTGTGTGTTAGCTATACAATATCTTGAAAGTGATATGTATAGATACTTCATCAAACATTATATGAGTCAGCGTGTGGCTGATAATCGTAAAGTAAAACCAATCGAAAATTATATATGGAGGAGGTACAATCATGGGAGATCGACTAGGGATATGGAACGAGATCAACGAAATGTACACAGACGACAACAAATTAGAGAAAGGAGCGTTAACTAGATGGGAAAAGGAAATGGTAAACTTAAACAACCAAACAGACCAACAGGCATTGGAGGTACTGATGCAATTCGTATTACAGAAGGCACATGGAAAGATCTTTGGCTTGAGAAAATTGGCAAAGTCGAAAGAAAAGACCTTTCAGGTGTACTGCCAGTTCAACTCGGAATATTTACCGAAGAATTTAATAGACGATGGTATCAGGAAGTTACTAAAGAAAGGGTTGTTAATATAGGTGATATATTTACACACCCACAATATGATTACATCTATGGTAGTTTAGATGGAGTAGCAAAAGGCAAAGTGTTTGAAGCTAAACACGTTAATGCATTTGTTAAAGATCAAAACATTATAGATAAATATTATGCTCAAGTGCAACACTACATGATGGTAACAGGTTTTAGTAAAGCTGTGCTATCTGTGTTAAGAGGTAACTTAGGTTATAATATATTTACTATTGAAAGGGATAAGCCTTTTCAAAGAAAACTAGAAATCGCCTGTCACTTATTTTGGTTTCATGTAATGAATAACATAGAGCCACCAGAATATATTGACTTTGATCTTATGGAGAAAATAAACAATGAAGATGACATCGAAAGACATTTTGGAACAGAAATATCCTCTGACGGCTGGTTACAAGGAAAACTCAACTAGCAAAGAGGCAGCAAAAAAGATTGATTCTCGATCTACTAATTTGCGAACAGAATGTTTAAAGATAATAAAACGACAAGGTAATTATGGTGCTACACCAGAAGAAGCAGCAGAAATATTATCAGAAAGTATATTATCTATTAGACCAAGATTTACTGAGCTTAAATTATTGAAATATATAATTGATTCTGGTGACAGAAGAATAAATAGTTTTGGTAGTACAACAAAAGTATGGAGGTACAATGACGACAGATAAAAGAAATGTATGGGATAGTTTAAAAGAAACTGATCCTAGATTTACTAAACGCATCAATAAAGGTTTTGGTGACATAACTACTATTGATCCACAATGGCAGATTATGAAAATAACAGAAGAGTTTGGTCCAGTAGGTACTGGTTGGACATACCGAGTTGATTATACATATCATGGTATGGACAGTAATCAAACTGCTGTTGTAGCTGCTGAAGTATCAATAGCAACTAATAAAAACAAAGAAGGCTTTTGGGATTTCTATGGGCCGGTTTGTTCACCTTTAAAAATGTATAGAAAAACTGGTGCATTAGATGACGAAGCACCAAAAAAAGCTATGACAGATGCATTAACAAAAGCGTTCAGTCACTTAGGACTTTGTTCTGATATATTTATGGGCAAATTTGATGATTCAAAATATGTTCAAAAGTTAGAAGAAAAATATTCTGGCAAATCAGATCCAAGCAAAGTTACTAAAACTACATAGTCGCCTAATAACTGGGGATAGCGTACAGGTCAGTTATTGGGCTTGTCTCTTGCCTGTACGCAACTAAAAGGAGTAAGTATGAATTATAAAGATAAATTTAAAGATCCAATAGTTTATGATAAATCTTTTGTTGTTTATTCTTGTGATAAAAATTTAACAGCAGAAGAATTAAATAAAATATTAAAAGAATTTAATGTAACTACAAGAGAACTAACAGATGAAGAAGTCATCTATCATATATAGGAGGAACTATGACAGTAAATGATTTACTACATTCATTGGTATTACAAGGACATAAAATACCAACTAAATTAATACCACCAATAGAAGCTGAATATTATTCTAACAGTAAAAAAGAATATAAAACAGTAGGTGAAATGGATTTATTTCATATGTTGTTTGCCTTTATCAAAGGCGTAGACAGTGATGTAAAAACACAAGAAAATACTGATAGAGCTTTAACAATTAATAAAGCTGATATAAGATGGCATTTGAGAAACGCTCAAACTTGTCTTAATAATATAGAAGGAGTCTTAGATGATAAATAAAGTAATCCTATTAGGTCGTGTTGGTAGCGATCCTGAAGTAAAAGTATCTACCAGAGAAGAAAAGTTTGCTGGTTTTTCATTAGCAACTTCAGAAAGATTTAAAAATAAATCTGGTGAGTGGCAAGAAAAAACACAATGGCATAGACTTGTATGCTGGGATCCTAACATTGCAAAAACAATAGAACAATATGTTAAGAAAGGCACTATGTTATACATAGAAGGTCAAATAGAAACCAGACAGTATGACCACAATGGTGAAACCAAATATGTAACAGAAATAATTGTACCTAGATACAAAGGTATTCTTAAAATGATTGGGGGCAAGAGTGACAGTTCTAAAGTTTCAACGCAAACTAACACTAGAACAGAAGATCCAGCAGAAGATATCCCATTCTAATTTTTATGAATGTTCTTCATGTGATAAAAAATATATACAAGATAATCTTATAGCTTTCATACCTACTAATCAAAACAGAAATGATAACTGTGATTGGTATTGTATTAGATGCTATAATAAAAAGTTTAATACTTAGACATGGTAGGGAGCCTCCTTTCTCATACTGATATGATGCCAGAGGTTTTTATTTTTCGTATTTACTCTATAATTATATCGTGAGTATTAAAATTAGGGGGAATATAGCTGATATATCTATAAACCCCCTTTTTTCATTAATGGGAGGATAATGAAATCCTTGTGTATGATTGATCCTAAAACGTATCTTTCGGTATTGTATGCTCAAATATGAGCTACTTTTTAACTAAACTTCCACCAAAATACAGACCAATGATAGCTGACATCAAATGAGTGTCTAATGGAGTAATTATTAGACCACTAAATTCTTTATCCATAACAATTTCTTTTTTTTCTATTAAGAATAAAAATCCTCTAGTAAATTCTGTCCAAGTTAATACCACAGTAGTATCAAAAAATACTGGTGCTATCTTGGGCCAGGCAATAATAAAAAACACAGCAGTCAATGCTATAATCCTACGAGTAAATTGAAACCCTTTGTTATCATAATTTCTAGCATCGCTAATATGTTTCATTTGGTTATCGGATCTAGCCAATAACATTTTCTGTTCGTCTTGTTTTGCTTTAATTGACTGTGACCATAGAGACATAAAACCACCTAAGACAGAACTGCCTAACATGGTAATCATTTCTACTGGTAAGCCACCTAACATTTAGGCAGCCCAACCAACTATAACAACTATTGCAACAACTGCTAATCCACCTACTGCAATTTTTCCTCTTCTACTCAAAGAGTACATACCTAATTTTTTCCAAATACTTTTAATCATATTCTCTCTCCAATCTATCCATTGAAATAAAGTTTACTTCTTGGATATGATTATCCCAAATGCCTAACTCAGTAACACACCAAGACCAGCCATTCATGTTTAACTTAGCATATTCTTCTATATGACCATGAGGTAAAGAGCAACCGACATTTACAATCCTAACCCATTTGTCGTACCCTATCTTAATAGCTTTCCAATCCCTAGCTTTATGGGTATGACCAAATACTAAGTCATGTATACTGTCATTTCCTATCTGTACTTCACCATTTTTACCACCATATTCTTTGCCCATTATATTTAATGGCGCATGAACAAACCCTACACCAGCTATAAATTTAAATTCACCATATTCAGATACACTCCAACCATATTCTTTAAATGAAGAATATAATTGATGTTTCATCATACCTTGTATCTCAGGTATATTTTCTTCAAACCTATGTATGCGCAGCTCATGGTTTCCCATACAAAAATGTCTAGGGTAATCAACTACATACTTATCTAAAATTTTTAATGCAGATTTCATAGAAGTAATGTCTACCATAAAAGCATCTTTTAATTTACCTTGTTGTGTACTATTCTTTTGAAAAAAACTAAGAGAATCTAAACTAGAAAAATCTCCTATATGAACAATGTAATCTGGTTTTGATTTACGAATGTGCTTACCAATCCAATGAAACCTATTCTGAGGAATATGTGGACTGTCATGAGTATCACCAATGACAAGGACTTTGTGTCCTTTGAATTTCATTTAACTGTTATAATTAAATAACTTCAAGGTTGTAAAGATAATAATAAGTATAGATCCTATCCAAGCTACAGCTTTTAATGCTCCTCTACCAGTAGCCATCTCTTGTTTTAACAAAGAAACTTCTTCTTTATTAGCACGAACATCAGACTTAATTTCATCAAGAGTTTTAGTTATTTGTGTGTATTGCTGTTCCCAATTAGACATCAGTACCATTTCCACATTTAAGAATAACAGTAAGTTTTCTTTCAACCATATCAGCATGAAGATAATCTGCTAAATTATTTTTAGCTAAATTACATTCTAAACCATCATTAAAATTTAAAGGTACTTCACTTTTAAAACATAGTGTTTGATCTAGCTCACCTACATTAAGCATACAGATCATAGCAAATAATTTAAACATTATTTAAGCTGCGAAAGAGGATTATCTAAAGTCATTTTAATTCTTTTATCTACATCTTCTTCAAGTTTAATAATACTATCACTAACTTTCTTATCTAATTTATTCATAGCATCAGTTAATTCTTCTTCAAGTTTAGCTGCATCATCATCAATACTATTAATAGTTTCTTTAAGTTCTTTCTCATTAGTACGAGCATCTTCTTTAACTCGTTGCTCTACATCTTCTACAATAGTTTCTATTCTACGAACATCAGATTTTAAATCGTTCTTTAATTCTTTAGCTACATCTGCAACTAATGCTACTTCATCAAGTATCATTGTCATTTCAGATTGCATCATAGTAACTTCTTGTTGTATTAAATCTAAACGTTTATCAAATCCTGATAAATCAGGAGCTGAATATGACGTAATTTTTTTACGCATAGATTCATAATCTTTATAAAATTCAAATCCTCCCCACAATGCACCACCTAATGTTGATAGTGCTGTAAGGATAACAAAAATTTTGCCACCTCTAAATTTTACTCCACCTAGTTCTACTTCTGCCATTGACTATCTATCATTTCTTGCATTAAACCATCACTTCCACCAAAAAGCAAATAACCAGCAATGTTATTATCACTAATAACTGCATCAGGTATACTCACATTGGAAAAAAAATTTTCTCTATCATTCAATTCCTTTTGACTATCAAAAAAAGTCTTGGTATTCCCTAATACTTGCATAACAATTAAGGTTTTAATTTGATTAACAGAATCATATTTCTTTTTATCACCCATAGATTTAACAATCTTTTTAGCAGCTTTCTCTTTTGATGAAGCTACTTCTTTTTTTGGCTGTTCTTCCTTTTGTGGTTTTGTTTCTTCTTTCGGCTCTGGTTTTTTTTCTACTGTCTCAACTTTTTCTACAGTCGTATCTTCTATTTCTTCTACTTCTTCAACTGGCTTCTCATCTATTTGTACCTCTGGCTCTACTTCTGTTTCTTGTATATTGGTTTCAATAGCTTCTTCTATAGTAGCTTCAATCTCTAATTCTAATTCTTGTATTTCAATTTCTATTTCAGCTATTTCAATTTCTACAGTATTATAATTAACATCTTCTATTTCTATGGGTTGAAAATCTATTCCTATATCTGTTTCTACGATATCATTAGATTCAAATACATCTTCAACAACATTAATAATATCTTCAGGTGTATCTATATTTAATGCTATAAACATTTCTACAGAAGTAATAGATTCAGTAACAATAGTATTAATTACATTATAAAGTACATTGATAGACACATCATCAAACATTGGTCCAATCGACATATTGATATCACGCCCACCAATTTCGATTATAACAGTAGTTATTGATCCACTAAAATCAAAACCACTTTCATATGTTTGATAACCACTAGCAGTACCAGTAGCAGAAAGAATATCAGTACCTGTAAATACATTAGTGCTGCCATCTTTACCTGTAATATGCATATAGATAGAATCACTAGCATCTTGTTTATCTACTTTAATAGAATAATTAGTACGCCCACCATATTTAATATTAAGATTAGATACATTAACTGTATTTACAAACGTAGTTCCCATACCACTTACGCCATTAGCACTTACACTATTGCCTGATCCAGTAATCATAGCACATTTATCTGTGCCTAACTGACCACATGAATTACCACTAGGCATAGTTGCAGGCCCTTGACCACCCCAGTCTGAATCCATATCACCTTCTTTAGAAGAAGATACATAACCGTTATCACCATCAAGAATATCTCCTGAATCTTCATTAGTAACTGTAGTTGTAGTGGTTATAGTTTCGGTAGTAGTAGTAATAGTAATACCATCAGCTTCATGCTGTGTAGTTTCTGTTATTACCTCATCTATTATTTCTTCTACTGTTGGACTACATAATCCAATAGTATCAGTAGAACAATCTACTGCTTTACTAGAAAAGGATAGGGAAACCGATATACATAGCCATAGCAGCAATAATAAATTTTGCGAACTCTTTATCACTATCAACCTTTTCTTTAGTTTGTTTAATGTCAGTATTAAATATAGTGCTGCCAGGTGGTACATCTGTTAGGTTAGATTCCCAACCTTGTTTAGCTTCTTCACCAATACTTCCTCTATAAGGACAGTAAGTACCAGCGTTCCACATTGCATCAAAAGTACGAGGATCACTACACAATAAACTTACTGCAGCTACTTTCATACCCATAGCATATAGAGATCTAGATAATTTTATTTTTTCACAATTTTCATCAGTGATTGTAATTCCTGAAGCAAATCCTAATACCTGTGTTTGAATACTAGCCGAAGCTGCTGTTTTACATACATCAGAATTATTTACTACAACACTAGGAGCATTAGCTGTTGGTGGTGTAGAATTAGTTACTACTGTAGAACTAACAGTATTTGTATCAGCAGAATATACTGAGCTAGATAAAAATATTAAAAGAATTACTATGCGCCACATGATTCACATTCATCAGGACACTTACATTGGTCTTTAGTATCAGCACCACAATCAGGACAAGGATTAATCATAGTTTATCCATTTCTGCTTTTACTTTAGTCCATGTAATTTCTGAATGAGGATTTGTTTTTGATTGTATTGCATTTCCATTTGCAACTCCTGTATTCCACAAAATATTATTATCAAAATCTTCTTTTGATGTAACATCTCCATTAACAGTTAATTCAACATTAGATTTTAAAATTAAAATTGCTTTCCAAAATTTTTTAATATTTATCATGCTAAAATCTCCATTAATGTAATTGATAATTGACTATTATTATTTAAAAAAACATTTCCTTGATTTACTTTAATATAAACTTGATAATCAACTTGCGAAGTAGTGTTCGTTGTATGTAAATCTGCACCAGAATAAGTTTGACCATAAGTAGTGCCATCTTGGTTATTATCATCTACAAATGTAAAAATGTCTGAATATCCTCCTCCGCCTGTTTGAGAATACATATGTGCGTGTATTCTTCCTGCTCCGCCATCTGCTCCTTTACCACCTGCAACAGAAACTAATATTTTGCTTGTTGTAGCACTAGGAGTGATAGATGCTGTAAAACCTGTAGCGGCAAATGAAGTAGAAGTTGTTGAAATATTACTTGTCGTGCTACTAACTATTACTTGACCAATTTTTGCAGAATAATTACTTGTAGGCAAAGTACCTGTAACACCAGTGTCTAATTTTAAAAATGTCTGTGCCATTATGGTTTACTCCAAATTGAATGTGTTAAGTTTCCTTGCTCATCACGAGCCAAGAGTAAATCGTATTGTTCTTCTGTGCTAAAATCTTGTGGCAAATTTCGTAAAGATTGTCGCCAAGTTTTTATATTGTCTGGCATTGTTACATCAGAGTTAGCAAGGTAATCTGTTTCTTGTAATTTTTCTA